GATTATGATGAACATTGACAAAGAACAAGCTATAAAAGATCTTAAGAATGGTGTATGCAAAGTCGTTTTTACTAAAGCAAACGGTGATAACCGTGTTATGCACTGCACTCTAAACGAGTCTATACTTCCCGCACAAAAAGATATTGAAGAAGAGATTCAGAAGAAAAAACCGAATCCAAACGCACTTGCAGTGTGGGATACAGACAAAGGTGGTTGGCGTTCATTTCGATGGGATTCTATTAAAGAATTTAGCACGGAGTTTAATCTATAATGAGTATGATTCATAAAGGACATGTTGTCGAAACAGAGCTATCTAAAAACTCTAAAGGTGGCACAGAGATGATGCGCAAGCGTCTTCTTGACAATGTTCCTTTCGACCTTCTTACTGATGTGGCAATTCATTTCTCAAGGCCACGAGAAATACCTAATGATGTAAAAAACATTTTGTATGCGCACGATCTTGCAGAAGATCCTGAAAACAAAATCTTGCTAGACGGCGGGTGGGAAAAGTTCGACCATTTTGTATTTGTATCTGCTTGGCAACGAGATCAATATATTTTGTATTACAACATTCCATATTCAAAGTGTACAGTAATTCCCAATGCTATTGAGAAGCGTTATACTGCAGAAGAAAAGAATACTGAAACCATTCGATTCATCTATCATACAACTCCTCACCGTGGTCTGGAGATAGTCTATGCAGTGGTAGATCAGCTTGCTAAGGAATATAAGAACATTCATTTAGATGTATATTCATCATTTGCGATTTATGGCTGGCCCCAACGAGATGATCCGTATGTAGATCTATTCACAAAGATTTTTCGTCATTCAAACATGTCGTATCATGGATCTGTTCCAAATGATGAAGTTCTAGAAGCGTTAGATAACTCGCACATCTTTTTGTATCCAAGCATTTTGAAAGAAACATCTTGTATTGCACTTATCGAAGCAATTCGTTCTGGTTTGGTTTGTATCCATCCAAACTATGGTGCACTTCCAGAAACAGCATCAAACGCAACTATCATGTATGACTATACAGAGAACCTGCAAGACCATGCAAACATGGCATATTCTATTGCAAAGTCAGTACTTGAGCAGCAGAAGAATGATGCTGGATGGATTAATCGCTTTACAAGATCAGATCGTTTTGGCTTGACTCCTAACGACATTGCAACATATAGTCAACTTTGGACTAAACTTTTGAGAGACTTGCAAAATGGCTGACGATAATGTCGTCCAATTTCCTAAGATGAAGTTGGACGCACCGCCACAATCTGCGGAAGAACTAAAGAGTAAGCTTGACGAATATCGTATAAGATACTCTGAAGAAATCTCTGAAATGCTCTGGCAACAGGTATTAGCAGAGTTGGTAAGATCTGGGTGTCGCTTTGATGAAGACATAAAGACGTATTTCCCATCCATGATCTTAATTCTAGAGTCTATTCGATCTCTACATCTATTAACTCAAAAGATCGAACATCCTCTACAGGACTTCGCCAAAGATTCTATAGAATTTGATGAAAATATTGCATCAATTGATGAATTAATGGTTGACAATGAAGAGGATGAGTATTAATATATACTTAGATTAAACTGAAACATGAGACAATATTATGGCAATCCTAGTTGATTATAACCAGGTTATCCTTGCTTCGCTATTCGCAAGTATAGGTAACCACACGAACATTGATATCGATGAGAATCTCATTCGACATATGTTCTTAAACTCAATCAGGGCAAACCGCAAAAAGTTTACCGAAGAATACGGTGAGATTGTAGTTTGCTGTGATGGCAAAAACTCTTGGCGGAGAGAAGCTTTCCCTTACTACAAAGCTAACCGTCGCAAATCTCGTGACGAGTCTGAAATTGATTGGAACAATCTATTCAATATCATGAATACTATTCGTACCGAGCTTAAAGAATTCTTCCCTTACAAAGTGATTCATATCGATCATTGTGAAGCTGACGATATCATTGGCACGATCTGTCATGATAACGGTACTGAGCTCAACATTGGCGCTGAGAAGTATCTTGTATTATCGGGAGATAAAGACTACATTCAATTGCAAACATATGAGAATGTAGATCAATACGATCCTATTCGTAAACGTTGGATTCGAAACGACAATCCAGATAAATATTTGAAGGAACACATCCTAAAAGGTGACACTGGCGACGGCGTACCTAATGTGCTTTCTTCTGATAATTGCTTAGCAATCGGCGAGCGTCAAAAGCCTATGACTCAAAAGCGTATGGCTATGTTGCGCGAAGGCCCTGCTGCTATGGATGAAGAAACACTTAGACGCTATCATCGCAACAAGATGGTTATTGATCTAGGTGAAATTCCTGACAAATATAAGCAGCAAATTCGTGAAGAATTTGGTAAAGATAAAGGCATCGGCAGAGAGCAGTTGTTTAACTTCTTTATCAAAAAGAAATTGAAAAACTTAGTTACAGATATACAGGATTTTTAATGGCAGTAAAACTTTCAATCTCTGAGATTATTAGCAAGTTTGCTGATATGAATAAGACTGAGGATAAGGTAGAGTGGCTTAAGAAGAATGATTCTATGCCACTTCGTATGATTCTTCAGGCTACATATGATAGGAAAAGAGTAGAGTGGTTGTTACCAGAAACTCCTCCACCTTGGACAAAAAATGAATTCGAAGACGAAGCAAAGCAGCTACTTTACACAGAAGCTCGTCGTCTGAAGATCTTCATTAAAGGTGGTGGATATGATGATCTGAATCAAACAAAGCGAGAAACTTTGTTTATTCAATTGTTGCAAGATATTGACAATGAAGATGCAGATCTACTTGCTAACTATTGCATTGCTCAAAAGCCCTTTAAAGGCTTGCAGAAGAAAACTATTAATAAAGCATTCCCGAATCTAATTGCAGAGTAAGAACAAATGGCTAAAGGTTTTAAGAAGTTTCGCGAAGAGTACGAAGACGAATGGGGTTCATACGAAGAACGTAACAACCGCAAGGAATCGCGTATGAAGAATCGTAGGGACAACAGAAAGAACAAACTTTCT